CTCAGCGGGTGTGATTGGATCAGGCAAGTTTGAAATGGATAAGGATATTGTCGTGGGGAATGTACAAACTTTGTACAGAAATCAGGATAAAATCGCAAACGAGTTCGGTACTATTATTCTTGATGAAATGCATCATGTTAGTAGTCCAACTTTCACACGAATTATCGACTCAAGCAAGGCTACAAATAAAATCGGACTTACAGGTACGATGCAAAGAAAAGATGGTAGACATGTGGTTTTCAGAGATTACTTTAGTAATACAGTATATAAACCACCAAGAGAAAACTACCTTACACCTAGAGTAGAGGTTATAAAATCTGGCATACGCTTCTTAGATGGAGCAAACGTTGCCTGGGCTACTCGAATAAATGCTCTTGCATATGATTGGGAATACCAAAACATATGTGGAGTACTAGCGGCAGGTTATGCTGCAAAAGGACACAAAGTATTAGTTGTCTCTGATAGAGTTGAGTTTCTGAAAAGAGCCGCTCAATTGGTAGGTGACAATGCAGTTTGTGTAACTGGAGATGTCTCACACGAGGAACGACCAGCACTAATGAAACAAGTATTTGAAGACAAGGATGTACTCTTTGGAACTCAAAGTATATTTTCAGAAGGCATATCTTTAGATTGTCTAAGCTGTCTCGTATTGGCAACCCCAGTAAACAACGAACCCCTACTAACACAGCTTATTGGTAGAATAATAAGGCTATATGAGGGTAAACCGCAACCAGTAATTGTGGACATACACTTAGAAGGTCGAACAGCAAGAAAGCAGGCAAATGCGAGAATGGGGTACTATATGAAACAAGGCTATGAAGTTAATACAATATAGCATAGAAAAATATTTCTTGACATGGAGTTAAATTTTTGATATAATATGTTATTCTATAATTGGAAAAAGATACAAAAAGAGACCAAGGGATCTGTAAAAGATATCCTTACGGTGCTTCACATTTTAACATATAAAATGCCTCCAGTTAATAGGAACGATAGAATATTCAAATATTGGCAAAAAAGTTTTCATGGACATAGCTTCCTTGTAAACCCAGAAGCCTTGTTTATTCAAAGAAACCGATATTCAGATAGCGAGATTGCACAGTATGCAGGTATCGCATCCTTACGCAACTATTATGAATATCAAAAAACGAAAGATACCACACTAGACCTCTTCTTCTATGATGGAAGTGAGGACATAATAAAAAGAAACAGACTACTCTGGATTGAAGATGATTGTATTCATTTTAAGTTCGAAGAAGTCACATTAGGAGAACTAACATGGCATTGAGTTTTAATCAAGCTAAGGGCGAAGCCCAAAAAAGTAAAATCGATAGCTACACATATGTAGAAGGCGATAATAAAGTAAGACTAGTTGGAGACATATTACCAAGATATGTTTACTGGCTAAAAGGTGAAAACGGCAAGAATTTACCATTCGAATGTCTGTCATTCGACAGAAACACAGAATCCTTTAACAACGTAGAGAAAGATTGGGTGAGAGAATATCATCCAGAGCTGAAATGCGGTTGGAGTTATGCAATACAGTGCATACACGAAGGCAAAGTAAAAGTGCTAAACTTAAAGAAGAAACTATTAGAGCAAGTTATGGTTGCTGCTGAAGATCTTGGAGATCCAACTGATGTTACAACTGGTTGGGATGTATGCTTCAAGAGAGTTAAAACAGGCCCAATGGCTTATAATGTTGAGTATCAATTACAAGCATTAAAATGTAAGCCAAGACCTTTAACAGAAAGCGAATCTGAACTAATAACAGAACTTAAGTCTATGGATGAAGTCTTAACAAGACCTACACCAGACGCTCAAAAAGAACTTCTTGATAGACTAAGAGAAGGTGCGGCTAACTCCAAACCAGACGAGTCTATTAGCGACGAATTTGACATTAGTTAAGGAACAATATGATTTTATTTACAGCAGACTGGCATATTAAGCTAGGACAAAAGAACGTACCGATGGCATGGGCATGCTCACGCTATAAGATGTTTTTTGACCAAATAGAAGATGTTGTTCAGAATCATGATGTTACTTTACATATCATTGGCGGGGACTTGTTTGATCGAGTCCCTTCAATGGATGAGCTTACTTTGTATTTTGACTTTGTTAAAAATACAAAAGTAGAAACAATTATCTATGATGGCAATCATGAAGCTACTAGAAAGCACAGAACATTTTTTGATAACTTAATTAAAGTTACAACACAGTTAAATCCTCTAGTAAAGGTAATTACAGAAACAGTTGGAGAGTTTAGTAACTATGCTATACTTCCATATGCTGATCTACACAAGAAGAACAGTATAGAAAATATCAACTCAGAAGTACTATTTACACATGTTCGTGGCGAGATACAGCCCCATGTAGTGCCTGAAGTTGACTTAGAAAGATTTGAAAAGTTTAAAGTAGTATTTTCAGGAGATTTACACTCACATGAAAACACACAAAGAAATATAGTGTATCCTGGAAGTCCAATGACTACATCTTTCCATAGAAACATAGTAAAGACTGGGTATATAGTAATAGATCCAGACACCTGGGATTGGACGTGGCATGAGTTTGACTTACCTCAGCTACTAAGAAAGACAGTTACAAGTGAAGATGAAATGGTTCAAACAGACTTTCATCACACTATCTATGAGATCGAAGGAGATGTGTCAGATTTAAGTAACATAAAAAACAGCGAGTTACTTGATAAAAAAGTCATAAAAAGAAAAACAGAAGCAACACTTATACTCGACAAAGAAATGACAATAGAAGAAGAGTTAAATGAGTATTTGAGTTACATTTTGGAATTAAATAACAGTAAAGTAAAAAATATATTAGGAGTATTTAGTGATTACGCTAAAGAAGTTGAAGTGGAATAATTGTTTTAGTTATGGTCTTGATAACGAATTAGACCTAACAGAAAGCATAGTAACTCAGTTAGTCGGTACAAATGGTGCTGGTAAATCTTCTATACCTTTGATATTAGAAGAAGTATTATTCAACAAAAATTCAAAAGGTATAAAGAAAGCAGACATTCCAAATAGGGAAGCAAACGATGGCTATAGTATCTCTCTCGACTTCCAAATAAATGAAGACGAGTACAAAATTGATGTTGTTCGTAAGGGTAATATAAAAGTAAAGTTTTATAAAAATGATGAAGATATGTCTAGTCATACAGCAACAAATACCTATAAGAGTATTGAAGAAGCTATTGGTATAGATCATAAAACTTTTTCTCAGATTGTATATCAAAATACCAATGCAAGTTTACAATTCTTAACTGCTACTGATACTAATAGAAAGAAGTTCTTAATTGACTTGTTAAACTTAGACCAGTATGTAGAGTTCTTTGAATTATTTAAAGAAGAGTCTAGATTATCTAGTCAGCAGCTTGCAACCCTAACAGGTAAGCAAGATCAGATCGTATATTGGCTTAAGGAGAATGAAGATCTCGTGAATATGGAAGTACTTCCGAGAATAACATTACCAATAATATCAGAAAGTGACGAAGAAGAATTACGTTCACTTATGATAGAAGTAGCAAATATCTCTGAAAATAACAAAAAAATCTCTAGAAATAATCATTGGAAAGAAGAATTAAAGACCATAGATATTTCTAAGTATCAGGATATTATATCTAACGGAGCGAAAGTAGAAATCTCCAAACATAGAGAAGCAATAGGAACTTGGAAATCAGAACTTGCCCATGAAGTAAGAATGAGAGAAAAGTACGAAAACTTAAAAAATAGTGAGAATATGGAGTGTCCAACTTGTGACCAAGATATAGATAAAGCATTTGTACAAACAAAGTATGACGAACATCATGATAGAGCCATGTACTGCTCAGAAGAAATAAAGAAAGTACAACAAAAAATAGATGAAGGAGAGGAGAATAATGCTAGACTTCATCATGCAGATAATATGGTGGATGAGTGGGAGATGATTTACAAAAGTATTAATCAGAGACTACCTTCACAAGTTATAGACCAAGATAAGTTAGAAGATAAAATAACTATTCTTAAAACAAAGATTCAAGTAGAGAGAGTAACGTTGCAAGATGCAATCGACGAGAATACTAGAATTGACAAACATAATACTAGAATAAGTATTATAACAGAACAGAGAGAAGACTTTAACCAACAACTCGAAGAAGTACTAGAGAAGTGTATTGTAGAAGAAGAACGAAATACATACTTAGAAGTATTAAAGAAAGCATTTAGTACAAATGGACTTTTAGCGTATAAGATTGAGAGCTTAGTTAAAGACTTAGAAGAGTTGGCAAACAGATATTTAGCAG